TGGTCATTGATCCTGCCCTGAATATACTGCCCCGCCTGTCTCGCGGTCTGCTGCATCCGAAAGTCGTAATCAGCAATGCGGAGGTCCTGTATCGCTGCGGTGGTCGTGCCGTTGCGCCAGGTCGTAACCGCGTTGTCAGCCGTACCACCGTTGTCGAAGACAAAAAGCCGATCCATCGTGCGGTCGTCGTAATGAGTCCGGATCCGGGCTTCACCACCGAGCGCGCCTGGCTGAATGGTTATGTTGGCTCCCGGCTCAATGTGGAAGTTATAGTTGGCGTTCACAGTCAGAGCCCCGCCAGTATCCCAGGAAATGTTCGCCGTGACGTTATCGGTCGCTGTTGTGGTGGGCTGTGCGAGGCGGTTGATACCCCCGCCAGCCGCACCTACGAGTGGAACCGGATGATCACCAGCCAATTTACCTCCTAGTGCGGACCCTAAAAAGCCAAAGAGTTTCTGCCAGAAACGGGGCAAGACTACCCTCCAACGGTCTGAGGGATTCCCAGGATGCTCTCAATCTTCGGGTCGAATGCGTCGATCTTCTCGCCCTTTCTCCCGCCGAAGTTCATCTTGAAGAAGGCGTAGCCTTTCTTCTTCAGCTTGTCGAAGGTGAGCTGCGCTGCAGCGATCTCGTCTTTGTCGTCCGGGTCCCATTGCAGCTTCACGTCGCCTTCCTCAATGTCCATGAACTTCAGTTCGTGTTTCGGTTTCTCAAGCGTTTCCAGTGTCATTGGTTCTCCTTTTGGTTGATGATGCTACACACTAACATTCTCCTTGGGCTCTGGCTCTGGGCCTAACATTCCCTACGGTTGTCCCTTCTAACATTCCCAGGCGTCTACCCGGCTAACATTCCCCACTATTTCCCTAAGAGTAGTTTGGGCATATTCCCGGTTTCCTTCAGCACGGTCAGCGAAGGTACCAGCTTCTCGCCCACGGTCTTTCCATCGGGCAGCATGATATGAGCCATGAACTCCTCTTCGAAGGTGCTGATCCCTGAATCTATGGCCTCCAGCTTCGCCTTTATGACCAGGGCCAGGGCGCGCCACCGCTGCCGACAGGCTTGCTCCCAACGCTTATGAGCGGTATCCGCTCCCAGGCGCTTGCGCTGCCATTCGTTTTCGTGGCTGCTCATGGTAAATTCTTCGCTCTTTCGATCAGGCATGGGAAGGTTAAAGGCGATCTTGAGGTTCTGAATGGTGAACTGCACCAGGGCCTTGTCGCCCTCAAGCCAGAATCCGAACCCACTGGCCCCATATCGCTGAAGAGTCCGTTCAATTTCGTTTCGGGACTTCTCGGTTGAGACTGAGGTTTGGGAAGCATACCGGCCCATTAGAGGTCAAGGTTTCTCAAAAGGGATTCGTTCTGCACTCCGACTAAGCGCAGCTTCTGAATGATCGACACCAACTCAACAGCCAGGGCGCACTTGATAGTGACGGGTTCGGCAGTAGTGACCGCGGGCGTCAATTTCCTGTTGTCTTCAATTTCAGGGTTGCGCTCTCTCGTGACAGGCCCCAACCTCACCTTCAAACCCTCGCACTGTTTTTCCAGTTCTTCGGCAACTGCAAATAGTTGCTTCATGCAGAGTTCAACAGAACCCACTTGGACGGCCCCTGAAATATCTGATTCACTCAGTCCCATTCCCTACCCCTTTCTGTGGCTTGGAGAAGATTATGACTAACACTCCCATTGAACGGTTTTGACGATATAACGGGGAGCCATCGAACTCTCACCCCCGACGACTCCCCTACCGTGAAGTCCCTGGGCACAGCCTGTGTAGGCCCCAAAGACTCAGCCATGATCCTAGCACAAGCGGGTGTGTATGTCGTTAAAAGAATTTAAGAGGGGGATCATGCGGGACTCGAACCCGTGTCTCCGGATTGAGCGTCCGGCATCTTTACCTGTTAGACCAGGACCCCCCACAAAACGCTGTCAATTATAATTGACAGCTACTATACGGTCCCTCCAGGTCCAGCAGGTCGCACGAGACTGGGCGGCGGTGGTGGAGCTGGCGGTTTCAGTTCTTTCTTGATCACCTGAACGAGGCCGACAAAGGCAACACCAAATGTACCGATCCCAAGCCAGAGCTCAGGGGATAGAAAGATTCCCGCAGCCGTGAACATGGTCGCCAAACCTTGGTAGGTGGTTGGCTCCTTCAGCCTGGCTGCAATCCACTTCCATAATGAAAACGACGGTAGATCTCCCATGATTACCTCCTTGGGTTGGTTGATCTTTGTTCTGTTTCTATTTTCCGCTGCTCGTCAAGGTCCTTTCGGATCCGTTGCACCATCGTTTCGGCTATCTTTTGGATCATTTCGTGATTCGCCTTCTCGTGAAACGTCAGATACAGCCCGATGTTCGACGCAACCCACATCGCGCACGCATTGGGGTTAATACCGTCCCTGATCCACATATTCAACACGGAAGTCGCCCTGTCCCGGTTGTTCTTGTCCAGCACCATCACGTCCAGGACCTTCAAGGCCGGCTCGAGGAATCTCATACTCTTATCCAACGCTTGCACGGTCCTAACGGCCTTCTCTGTACCCCCTTTGCTGGCATCGGCAATCGTACTGGCTATGTTCGTGGCGATCTCAACATCCGTCCGCTTCTTCCGGACCGCTCCGGAGCGAATCACGATCCCCACTATCATCCACAGAAGGAAGTCTATGGCCTCTAAGTAGTCGTGCTGGTACATTCTGTGAGTCACCGTGAACAGTTGAACCCCAAATCGCTCTACTTTCCAGTCCTTGTGCATCGAAAGAAAGTTCTCCATGGCCTTGAGAGCCACCGGGAGCGATTGCGGTTCCGCGCAGAGGATAAAATCCCGCTCCCCCAACGCCCTCGCCAGCAATTCTGGCGGTAGCGGAGATCCCGGGGTTGCTGCGCTCATCAATTCAGCCAACGATTCTGTTGTGAAGTCTTTCTTGGGGAGAGCCATGATGGGCGGGAGCCCATCCACCGAGAACGTCCTGGGCGGATTCGCCATCTTCTGGGACAGGACTTCAGCCATCGCCCCGACCGGATGGGAGTCAACCAGCAGAAGGAGCCAGTATTCCTTGGACTCCAGAGCTGTGAACAGGTCGTCCTTGTCACCTTTGGGGAATAAGTCGGTTATTTGCTCCATTCACCCATATTTTCCCTGTATATCACCCGTAATTCACCCTTTTTACCCATATTTGCCAGGAATCTCCTGATTTCACCCGGTTTCACCCGAAATATCACAATTATGTGATAAACGAGGCTGGCAGCTAACATTCCCCCCGGCCCTTCGACGCGAGCTGTATCCGGATCACTTCGGCATGACACAGAGCGCACGAAACCAAAACATGGTTGTCACCGAAGTGAAAACTGACCTCCAGCTTCCCCTCGTACTTGTGGCACATGGGATGGAGGTACAGAGGGCCATTGTGTTCATGTTCATGGGTACACCCCGGCTCAGTGCAGCCCAGGGCGATAGCGTCCTCAAGATCTTCCAGGTAGGCCGGGCCTTTGATTTTTCTCATTCTGTCTCGGTTTCCTCCTCCAATGTTTCACATGAAACATTTAGAAAAACTGAGGGTCTATCACTTTCAACTTGTCCGGATCACCCGACACCGGGCGACCCCACCCGTCATAGTACCCCTCCTTGGTGAAAAAATATTCGGTACCACCCTTACACTTGATCTTGTCCAGGTGCTCCCCCTCCGTGACCTTCACTGGCAGCGGTAAGTGAATTTTCCCGCACTTCCCATCCTCACACACGACCACGAGGTACATTCAATATCTCCAATCCGCATTTTAATATCCGATTTCGGCGTTTTAATATGTTGGGGGCCATGAATCACCATGCCCATCATCCCAAGGTTCGCACTCCTTGACCTTGGTCTCCATCGTGAACACGGGAACGCCTGGCGTCCCATCCCACATCACAAAATAACCGTACTTGCAGCCCAGGATTGGCTCATTAAGCGGCCCCATACTTCCTACGATCTTTCCTCGCTCTCCATCCGGGTGACCGTCTTTCGCTTCAGAATTTTGCTTCTCGACCCGCGTCCCGTTCGGCAGGGCCCCCTCTGCTTCCGCGCTCGAAAATACGAAGCTCATTCGTGAGGTCCTGTCGGATTCTCTCTCTGCTCGTTGGCCCAACGAAGAAATTCGGTCATGCTGCACTTCGACGGAAGACCCCCCGTGTGCGTGATCCAGTCTGCCAGCAATTCGTCCAGCATCCTGTGTAGAAACGTATGCCTCTTCTTGTGGGATTCCAGGTCCGTGACCGGACCATATTCGACAGGTGTTTCCATGTTGTCCCCTATCCCGGTGTCTCTAGACTAACAATCCAAACTGTGGAGCTGGCCCGTGATTCACAGCCGCCAAACCGTTATCACCTCCGCACGCCAAGGCCGTTGCCATGCGCCCATCCAATATCCTCCAGCATCGACACGAGTGTCGAACTGAAGTCCAGGAGTAATACCCTGAACACCCGACCGTAGACCTCGGTCACGATCCAAGCATAGTCCAGGAGTAAACCTGAGCCAGATGATAGACCAGCTCCCGCCATCGTTTGAGTCAGCTTACAGCCTATCAT